GACGCCGAGCAGGGAAGAGTTTGACCGCGCAATAGACGGCAGCGGCGAAGTTTAGAACCAACCCGCACGTACCGGGTAAGTACGGCTCAATCCAAGGAGAATCACCTTGCCAGAAGAAGTAGTGACCACACCTGCAGAAGTGCAGGAAGAGACAGCCGCGCCCTCATCGGAGGAGCAAAACGAGTCCACGGAATCGGCAACCGGGGAAGCAGAGCAGCAGGAATCGCAGGCTGAAGGCGAAGGCCAGAAGTCCAAGGGCGGATTCCAGCGGCGCATCGATAAGCTCACCCGCGAAAAGGCGGACAAAGAGCGCGAGTTGGAGTACTGGCGTCAACAGGTGCTGCGTAGCCAACCCAAAGATGAGCCTAAGGAAGAAACTCCCAAGGCTGAGGACAAGCCAACTCGGGACAAGTTCACGAGTGATGAAGAATTCGTCGAGGCGTTGACTGATTGGAAATTGAATCAGCGCCAGGCAAAGCAGGCACAGGAAAACGAGCAGAAAGCCGCAGTTCAACCCTTGTTTGAGGCTCGGGAGAAGTTTGCAGCAACCGTTGACGACTTTCACGATGTCATGCGGGCAGCTACAGACGTACCCGTTACCCCGAACATGCTGCCGTACCTCCAAGATCCGGAGCTCGGCCCCGAATTGGGCTATTTCCTCGCAAAGAACCCAGAAGAGGCGAAGAAACTCGCCAAGCTGGGACCTGTCATCCTCGCTAAGTCGATCGTCGAGCTCCAGCCACGGTTCAAACCCGATGCCCCGTCTGCAAAGACGGCAACCGTGAGCAAAGCGCCGCCGCCTCCTAATCCCGTTGGTCGATCCGCATCCGGACAGGACGAGGACATCAGCACAACCACCGACATGGATAAGTACAAGGCATGGCTGCGCAAGAATAACCCCGACTGGGACCGCGCATAGCGACCAGTTGAGGGTTCGGAGATTTCCGTGGCCAATACCCTCCTTACGATGCAGATGATCACCAACGATGCGTTGGCGAACTTTGAAAATGAACTTGGGTTCGTTCGTTACATCAACCGTCAATATGATGACTCTTTCGCCAAGACCGGCGCGAAGATCGGCGACACCCTCAACATCCGCAAGCCTGTACGCTTCACCACCACAACCGGCCAGGCCATCAGCATTCAGGATGTAACCGAAACCTCGGTACCCCTGCAGCTCACCACGCAGGCAAACGTTGCTTTCACGTTCTCCTCGGCTGACCTCGCACTCAAGATCGATGATTTCCGTGAGCGGTATATCCGCCCCGCGGTCATTGCTCTGGCCAACAAGGTGGACTATGACATGCTGACGATGGCGACCAACGCCACTTTCAACAGTGTCGGTACCCCCGGTACCCCCATTGCCAATGGCGTGCTGTTGGCTCAGGCTGGAGCCAAGCTCGACATGAACGCAGCTCCTAAGGCCGTTTCGGTTCGCGCTGCCGTGTGGGATCCCATCTCGCAGGCCAACCTGATCACCGGTACCCAGTCGCTCTTCAACCCTGCTGACACTATCAGTGGGCAGTACAAGACCGGCAACATGGGCATCGCCTATGGCTTCCGTAACTCGATGGACCAGAACGTGCAGAATCGTGTTGTCGGTCCTCTGGGTGGCGCGCCGCTGGTCAACGGTGCAGCTCAGACTGGTCCAAGCCTCATCACTGACGGTTGGACGGCTGCTGCCGCAGCCCGCCTCAACAAGGGTGATGTCTTCACCATTGCCGGCGTGTTCTCAGTGAACCCGATCAGCTACCAGTCCACTGGCCAGTTGAAGCAGTTCACGGCGACCGCCAATGTGTCATCGGACGGCACTGGTGCAGCGACGATTCCGATTACCCCCGCGATCGTCACCACTGGCGTTTTCAAGAATGTGGACGTTGCGGCAATCCCCGACAACGCTCCTCTGACCATTGTTGGCGCTGCCGGAACGCTGACCACGCAGAATCTCGCATATCACCGTGACGCGTTCACTCTGGCATGCGCTGACCTGCCGCTCCCTGGCAATGCAGACATGGCTGCTCGCGCAAGCGATAAGCAGACCGGACTGTCGATCAGGCTCGTACGTCAGTACGACGTGATGACCGACCTGTGGCCCACTCGTATGGACATCCTGTACGGTGGCGCTCCGCTCTATCCTGAGTGGTCTTGCCGTATTCAGGCATAAAACAACGAGGGGCTGCTCGACACAGCCCCTCTCCCTCCCCAGAACGCTAATCCCTTAGATGCAGGAGACAGCCATGAAACAGCAATACACCGGACCGGATACGCATGTATCAACGGACCAAACCGTAAATCAGGGTTACGTCAACGCTCACCCCACCGGCGAGAAGGCGGAGTACCCCAAATACCTCTTCCACAAAGATGGTGGAGGCAAGATCGTTCAGGACAAAGACGAGCACGACCAAGTTGGAGACGACTACAGCGTCGATCCTCCCACCAAGGAAGAGTCTTTTGTTCCTGCGGGCAACGATGAGGGGGAACTGGAAGACATGTCCCGCTCGGAGCTTGCCGAGTACGGCAACACCAACTATGGCCTGCAGCTGAAAGGCTCGCAGTCCAAGGCTGAGCTTTTGGAGGCGGTACGTTCGGCCGCTGCGCGTAAGGCAGAAGGAACGCTCGACATTGTTCCTTCAGGAGAAACGCAGACGCTTGAGGACTTGGTAGACGAGTCCAACGGCGAGATGCCGAAAGAGGGCGAGTAAGTGACAGCACGCGACATCATCAAGGCTTCTCTCCGCAAGCTAGGAATATTTGCAAGCGGAGAGGAGCCTGGCCCTTCGGACGCGCAAGACGCTCTGTCTGCTCTGAATACCATGATCGACTCATGGAACACGGAGCGCCTGATGATCTACGCCGTCCTGCCGCAAAAATTTTCATTCGTGGCAGGGAAAAAGGTCTATACCGTCGGCCTCGGTGGGGATATTAACATCCCCCGGCCAGAACGTGTTGACTCGATCCAGTATCAGTATGTCGCGGATGCTCCTCAGCCCTTGAACATGGTTGTGAGTTTGATCAATCAGGATCAATACAACGCGCTCGGCATCCCGGATACGAGTACTCAGCTTCCGACGATGGCATATGTGGATGACAGCTTCCCGATGCGCAACGTCTATTTTTATCCGGTCCCGTCGCAGGTATATGCCGGACAGATCTTCGTTTGGTCACTTTTGACCTCAATTCCGGACATCAACACGGACGTAATATTGCCACCTGGCTATCAAAAGGCGCTGATCTTTGGCTTGGCGATGGAAATCGCTCCTGAATATGGCGCTGAAGCCATCGCCGCTGCAGGGTTGATTGCAGACCAAGCACGTCAGGCAAAGGCAGCCGTGAAGAGCTCCAATATCGAGATACCGCTGTTGCAGGTCGATCAGGCATTGATCCCGCAGGGTGGGACGTTCAACTGGCGTACAGGCACGTTTGGACGGAGTGGGAGCAACTAGTTGCCCAAGCTGAACGGATTCATCGGGCCTGCCTATACGGTCCAGAGCACGAACATCAATGCTCAGCGGTGCATCAATCTCTATCCGCAGTTGGACGAGAGCGGCACCGGCAAGAATGTAGCCTCGCTTCTGAATAGGCCCGGGCTGACGCCATTGCTGAATATCGGCAGCGTTGCGCGGGGAAGCTATCTGACGGTCGAAACAGGGCGGCAGTTCTTTGTAGAGAACGTCAACTTCTGGGAAGCCTTCGCTGACGGAACAAAGACGCTCCGCGGCACCCTGACCAGTTCAGCGGGCTTCGTGGGCATGGCAGATAACGGCCTGCAGATCATGTTGGTCGATGGTCCTGGCGGCTATAGCTACGATCTCACGACGAATGTTCTGACGCAGATCCCTGACTTTCCAGGTGGAGCGACGGTCACTTATCAAGATGGATACTTCATCTTCAATCAGCCGAACACACAGAAGTTTTGGATTACCGAACTGAATGGAACTTCTGTTGATCCCCTCGACTTCTCGAGCGCGGACGGCGCGCCTGACGATCTTCTCCTAGCTCTCAGCGATCACCGTTCCCTATGGCTGGCTGGACCGTCAAGTATTGAAGTTTGGTACAACTCCGGCGACGAACTGTTTCCTTTTGCGCGTGACCAGAGCGGCTTTATTCCGCATGGCATTGTCTCGGCGCAGTGCATGTTCAAGGCGGATAACACGCTGGCATGGGTAGGGCAGGACGATCAGGGTAAGGGAATGATTTGGCGGGCTGTAGGGTACCAGCCGCAGAGAATCTCAACCTATGCGATCGAGCAGGAGATTGCGAAGTATCCGACCCTGGCAGATTGTGTCGGCTTCAGTTATCAGCAGGACGGGCATACGTTCGGTGTATGGAACTTTCCTAGCGGCAATAAAACTTGGGTTTATGACTTCTCAACGCAACTCTGGAGCGAATGGGCCTATACCGGAACCTTCGGCCTCGAGCGGGCGCGACCGGAGATGCATACCAGGGCCTTCGGGAAACACGTCGTCACCGACTACAGCAACGGAAACGTTTATGTTCTCGATCCAACGGCGTTGAACGATAACGGCACGGTGATCACAAAGCTGCGCGCCGCGCCTTACGTAAGCGATGAGTTGAAAAACCTGTTCATCGCCTTCCTTCAGATTGATATGGAGACGGGCAATACGACGATCGAAGAAGGCGGGGTTGAACCTGTTGCCATGTTGGACTGGTCGGATGATGGCGGGCACACATGGTCGAACAGCTACATGTCAGGTCTAGGGTTCGCTGGCATCGGGCTGATTGGCCAGTATTCGAAGCGCGTTATTTGGCGCCGACTGGGAAGGACGCGACAGCGGATTTTCAGGGTCACGATTACGGATGACATCAAAGTGGCGATGATCGACGCGTTTATTCGCGTAGAGGAAGGGATTAGCTAATTGGCAGCCTCTAACGACCCCAGAGCCCTCGGGCCGGCTCCAACCCGTACGCCAATTCTTGATAGAGACGGGAGCATGAGCTTCACGTGGGTGCAGTGGTTCCAAAGTCTGTATCAGCGTGTAGGTGGCGGCTCGACTGACCCTCTAAATCAGGTCAATGCACGCATTGATGCCCTCAACACGCGGGTTACGAATGCCGAAGCGTCGATCACGGTGCTCAATGGCGATGTTTCGACCATCAACGGCGAGATCTCGGTACTTCAGACCGATGTTGCTGACCTTGAGACGCGTGTAGGAGCGATCGAAGCGCAGTTGGCGGCAGGTTTCAGCGGGACGATCACCACGGCGGCTCTCTCGCCTTTAGGTTCACAGGGAAGCATGGCTTTCAGCAACGGGATTCTTACGGGACAGGTGCAAGCGACATGATCTATATGACTGGTTATAACCCGAAGCATGCGCGCATGAAGCTGTTCGGGCTGGATTCTCTGATTGGCGGGGCCATTGGTGGCGTTACCTCCCTCATCGGAGGAGCGATGCAGCGCGGAGCTGCGGAGGACGCTGCCAAGAAGGGAAATCAGCTTCTCTCAGATGCTTCCGGTAAGGCACAGAGCTACTTGAACCCCTATATCGACGCCGGGCAGACGGGACTGAATAAAGTGCAGTCGATGGTGTCGAATCCTCAGCAGTTCACGATGGCTGACTTTTATAACGATCCTGGCTATCAGTTTCAACTGCAGCAGGGTAATCAAGCGATCGAAAGAAGCGCGGCGGCGCGGGGCGGCCTGACCAGTGGGGCAACAGGAAAGGCGTTGGCAAACTACACGACCAACCTCGCAAACACGACTTATGGGGATGCCTACAACCGATACCTGCAGACGAATAACCAGCAGTTCAATCAGGCAAACACACTGGCGAACTATGGGTATAACGCCTCGAATCAGAGCGCCAATAACACCATAGGCGTGGCCGGGCAGCAAGCCAACAATCTGACTTCTGCAATTACTGGTGGAGCGGCAGCGATGGCTTCGGGTCTTACTGGCGCGGCGAATGCTGCACAGGGGAGCTTGGCGAATTACTACCTCCAGAACGCGATCAACAACGGCAGTGGATACGGGGGAGGAAATCCATATATGAATCTCTCCAATACACAGAAGTATGCTTCCTCGCTTGGACCTGTTGATTATGCGGGCAGTGATCTCCGATATGGGATCGGAAACTAATGGCATTCCTCACCGATCCCTCCATTGCCCTGCAGGTGAAGACTCCTAATCTGGCGCAAGTCTATCTTCAGGCCCAGCAGATCAAAGGTGCAAATCAGGAGCAGCAGTTGCGCTCTCTGTCTCTCGCCCAAGCGACACAGGCGATGAAGGATGATGCAGATGTACGCGCAGCCTATTCCTCTCCTGATCCCGTAGCGGCGCTGAAGACGACCAATCCCAAAGCCGCAGCGGGCCTTCAGATTCAATTGGACAAGCAGGCAGCGGACAAGGCAAAAGCAGCCGGCGAGCAAAAGAAGCTGGATCTCGAAAACAATCTGAAGAAGGTGCAGGGGCTTGGCCAGCTTGCGGGCGCGGCGACGCCTGAGAACTGGGGCCAGATCAAACAGGCTGCAGTGACTCAGTTTGGCGCCGATCCCAGCCAGATCCCTGACCAGTACGACCCAAATGTGGTCAAACAGTATCA